CTTTCAATACCGGCGGACAGCGTGCCGATGATCCGCTGCGCCTGCTCTACGTCATCAGTCAGGCAGCCGATACGCCAGGTTTGCAGCCCCGCCAGCGCGCACGCGGCCAGCATTAACAAAATTAAAATGCGCATCAGACACCCCGCAGGCAGTAGGCCAGCTCATTCGCGCGGCGGCGTTCCAGGCCGGGGACGCGGACACCGTTCACAAACACCCAGCGCGGCAGCTGTTCGCAGGCTTTTCGCCATTCGCCCTTGTTGATGAAAAACGCCAGGGTGGATTTACACGCCGCCGTCACGCCGACGTTGAACGCAAAGGACGCCACGGCGTCGTACACCGGCTGCGGCATGTCGATCGGCATACAGCGCGCAATGCCTTGCTCCACCCGCATCACGTCTTCCACCAGATTCACGGCGGCCTGCCGTTCGCTGATGTGCGTTTGCGGCTTCACGCCCGCCGTGTGCCCGATGCCGTTTGTCCAGACGCCCGCGCTGCACTGGTACGCCGACAGGCGGCAGCCTTCAAAGTCAGCGATAAGTGCCAGACCGGCGGCGGACGTTTTCAACGTCGGCGTTTGTGGCAGCATTGCGGCAATCGCCAGGACAGCGGCGACCGCGCAGCGTCTAACGATTGATGGCTGCATTGATTTCTCCACTGATGCCCATTGCTTTCAGGAGGCGATAGGTTTTGCGCCGGTAGTACCAGTTCACCAGGAAGGTCGCGACGCCGACGGCGGCACCCACCAAAAAGGCGATATCCTGATATGACATGCCCCCCAGCCAGGCCAGAAACACGGCGATGCAGTAACAGATAAACGAGGTGATGCGCTCCATGGTCATCAGTCCCAAAGTGATACAGTTTCGCTGACTGCGGCCTGGGTAATGTCCGGCAGCTCCACCGCGTAGCCATGGGGCAATATTGCCCCGGCGGCGGCTAACCCCACGTTAGCCGCGTAAACCTGCTCGACCACCGACTCGGTGCGCCCGTAGTATCGCCAGCAGAGCGAGTCCACGGTGTCGCCCTGCTCGGCATAGACTTTCATCAGAGCAGCCCGATGATGCAGTGAGACACACCGGCGACGTCACTGATCGCGTTGCGACCGTCACGCCACAAATCATCAACGGTGCTTTCGACGATCGCGGCCTTTTGGCTGCCCGCGCCGGTGGTGTCGCTGTTCGGGTAACGCTCCGCCAGATACGCGGCGGCAATGGACGCCACGGCGCACTGATAGGCGCAGACCTTCACGCTTTCATCGTCAATCCGATCGGCGGGCACGTCTTCCAACGTCTTAAAGCCCTGAGCAATCTGCGCATCCCGAAAGTTGTACAGCTCGGCGTTTACCTCGGTCATGGCAAACTTCGCGGCGGCGCGCAGGCGTTTCGGGGTGACTGTGCCCTCCAGGCGCAGCGTGTCGCGCAGCTCAAGCGGATCAACATCAGGCCAGAAATGGGTGTTCTTAATCGCGGGTTCCGTCGCGGCGTCCGGCTTTGGTGCAGGTATAACAAGAGACGACATGTTGACCTCTGAATGGGGGGCGGTGGACGCCAGCGTTGAACAAGGTCAAAGACCTGTCGCGGCTGGCGTGCCGCCCTGCGCGGGGCGCATTCTTTTAGCTGCCGGATGCCTTTCTGATGGCGGATTCCAGGCGCTCAATGTCTTTCTTAACGCCTGATTTGTTATCAAGAATTAAGGCGTTTTTCAGGCGTTCCAGGGCTAACGCGTCCTTGCCGCCGTCGCGGTAGAGATAGCCGATAATCTTGTGCAGCTGGGCACGGACTTTATCGGGCATATCCTCGGCGTCGGTCAGCTCCAGCACCTCCAGCATCAGCTCGATGCTGACCGGTTCACCGGCATCGCGGGCGCGCGTGGCCTGGTCGATCACTTCCTCGGTGAAGGCACAGCCTGCGGTGCGGTTGCCGAACGGCATGGCGAGCCGGTGCTTGAAGGCATAGCGGGCAATGTTCAGCGCCCCGGCAATGTCACCGGCATCAATACGCCAGATCATGACGGTCATCAGGATGGCGTCCTGCGCGCCGTTCCCTTCGGACAGCACGCCCGACACCCACGGGGCGTATTCCGGCAGCAGGCGACGCTTTACTTCCGCTTTGGCCTGGAAGGACTGATGCTTGCTCAGTTCCTGCTTATCCGCATTGAGTCGCTGCATTTGCAGTTCGTAGCCGGTGGCGTGACGCAACATGCCGGAGGCATGTTGCGCTGCGTTGATAGCTGACTGCCGCAGCATGTGACGACGGCAAGGGCTGATCATGATGTCCCCCTTTATTCCGCTGATTCAGGTGCGGCAGCGTTGAAGGTGCCGAGCTGGATGTTTTCGACCAGGCAGCCGCCGCGATAGTCTTCCACCACGAAATCCTCATTGATGGATTCGTAGTTTTCGATGCGGTCACGCTTCGGCACCTCTTCGATGTGACGGCGGTGCGTGCCGTCCTGCCAGTAGATGGACAGGTTATCCAGACGGGTGATCAGGAATGCGTTAGCGGGGAACCCCGGCACGCGCACCGCCGGTAAGTTACCGATGCGCTTCTGGCTGATAATCATGTCCGCCGCCAGGCTTTCGGAGTTCTCCTGCGCCTTGTTCACCAGCGGGAAGTATTTATCCGCCAGCAGCTGACGCCCGCAGATAACCACCAGGCCGGTGTCGTCCTGATAAATCGGATCAACCATGTTGTTGGTGGCGTCCATGACCAGCGCATCGAGATTTTCATAGTCACCACCGGAGCCGACGCGGACGGTGGCGGAGATCACCGCATCGCCTTCGCCGACAATCTTGCTCATCACTCGCTCAGGGGCATTGAGGCGGTACTTTTGCAGCCAGCCCACGTTCACGTCCTGCAACAGCGGGTATTTCGTGCGGTTAGAGGTGGCCGCACGCTCAACGCCGTTGAAGCCGATGGTGATGCGATCCAACGCCTGACGTTTAACGATGGCGTCGCGCAGGCGCGCCTGGAAGTCCTGATAGCGAGCCCAGAGATCGAGCGTGGCATAGCGGAAATGGAAATCGTAGTTGGTCTGACGGCACTCGTAGCCCTCGGCGGTCAGGGTGTTGAAGTCAGCAGTTTTACGCTCACCGTCGCCGGTGGTGTCCGCCGTGCTGGCAATGGAGCCGGAGACGCCTACGCCCACCTTTTCACCCTTCATTTCGTCCACGGGGATGATGTTAATCATCTGGAGGAACGCGGAGGATTCCTGCACGCGGGTCATCAGCGTCTGCGTCACCGACGGCTCAACGCTGAATTTTTTATTCAGGTCGCCGGTGTCCACTGAGTTCAGCTCAGCGATGCGGGACAGGAAGGCGTTAAATTGAAAGCGGGTCGTTTGTTTCATGCGTTTTATCCAAAATAGTTAACGGGTTAATCGGTTTTTCGTGCTTAGCAGTCGGTGATATCCGCCGCATTCCCCTTGCCGCCGCCGCTTGAAACGGGGCGCTGCGTGTAGTTCTGCGGCGCGGATTTTTCCAGCTTGCCTTTCAGCGTGCTGAACTGTTCGCGGTCATCTTTCGCTGTTTGTTCCAGCGCGTTGAGGCGTTCCGTCAGTGAGGATTGCAGCGCGGACAGCTTTTCAGCACTGGCTTGCAGGCCGGTTTCGACGTGCTCAACCACCACTTCCACGGCGTCGTGGACGTCTTTGAAACGGGCATCATCGGAGGCGGACTTACTGGACAGCAGCTGCTTCACGCGGGAGAACAGCGACGGGGCAGCCGGTTTATCTTCTTCAAACTCGAACGCCGTTTCTTCGGCGACGGTGAACAGGTTTCCAGCATCCTGTTTGCGGCTCGCCAGCGGGTTCTGCTGCGCCTTCGCGCTGAATTGCAGGTACTCGGTGCCGAGGCTTGCGGGGCTGTCGGTCACGGCCAGGCCAATCAGATAGGCTTTGCCGGTATCGGAAAACGAGGGGTTCACTTCGATGGAGGTGTAAACCTTCTGGCGGGATTTCACCAGCGACACTAAATCAGGCGTCGGATCGATGTCGGCATACAGTGCCAGCTTGCCTTTGAGCGCACCGTCGGCAATTTCTTCGGCATAGACGCCGGTCACATCGCCGTACATGCGGAAAGGACTGTCAGGCGTGTATCCCTTGATGTGCTCCATGTTGATGCGCGCGCCGTAAACCTTCGGGTCATAGGTCGCGGCCATCTGTTCAATCCAGGCGCGGGTAATTTCGCGCCCGTCGGTGGTTGCCCCTTCGGTACAGATACGAAAGCGCTTTGTTGCTTTTGCCATTTGTCGGACTCCAGTCGGTGTGTGCTTCTGAGAACCCCAAGTTTCCAGACACACGCCCGACACCGCCAGCCGATGCGGGTTGATGCTCGATGGCACAACGTGGGCAGCGCGAAAAGCCGCAGGCCAGCCGGTAACGTTGCAGTCATGAAAACGACAAACTCAACCATCATCAGCGACCCACGGCGACAGGCGGCACTGCTTTACTGGCAGGGTTTTTCTGTGCGTCAGATTGCGGAACTGCTGACCCAAAAAATACCGACGGTGCAGAGCTGGAAAACCCGCGACGCGTGGGAGAACGCCGCGCCGATTGCTCGCGTTGAATCCAGCCTGGAAGCGCGCTTAATTCAGCTCGTCACGAAAGACGTGAAAGGGAATGCGGATTACAAAGAGATTGATGCGTTAGGCCGGATGATAGAGCGCCTGGCACGGGTGAACCGCTACAGCCAGAGCGGGAACGAGGCCGATTTAAATCCGAACGTTGCTAACCGCAACAAAGGCGACCGTAAGAAGCCAACCAAAAACTATTTCAGCGACGAAGCCCTGGAGAAGCTGGAAGGGATTTTCTTAGAAAAGTGTTTTCCTTATCAGCGTATTTGGTACGACGCAGGGCTTAAACATCGGATCCGCGACATCCTGAAATCTCGTCAGATTGGCGCAACGTTCTTCTTTGCGCGCGAAGCGCTGCTGCGCGCACTCGCCACTGGCCACAACCAGATATTCCTCTCGGCCAGTAAAACCCAGGCTTACGTCTTCCGTGAGTACATCATTCAGTTTGCGCGGCTGGTGGATGTCGAACTTACCGGCGATCCGATAGTGCTCGGCAACAACGGCGCAAAGCTTATTTTCTTAGGCACCAACTCCAACACAGCCCAAAGCCACAACGGCGACCTGTACGTGGATGAAATCTTTTGGATCCCGAACTTCCAGAAGCTGCGCAAGGTCGCCAGCGGCATGGCGTCGCAGGAACATCTGCGCACCACCTATTTCTCCACGCCGTCAGCGCTGACGCACGGCGCGTATCCGTTCTGGTCGGGTGAGCTGTTCAATAAGGGGCGGGAAAATCCTCGCGACAGAATTGAGCTGGATATCGGCCATCACGTCCTGGCAAAAGGTCGGCTTTGTGAAGATGGCCAGTGGCGGCAAATCGTCACCATTGAGGACGCGTTAGCCGGTGGCTGCAACCTGTTCAACATCGACACGCTGAAACAGGAAAACAGCGCCGAGGATTTTCGCAACCTGTTCATGTGCGAGTTTGTTGACGACCAGGCGTCCGTGTTCCCGTTCGCGGAGCTACAGCGCTGCATGGTGGAAAGCGTGGAAGAATGGAAGGATTTCAACCCGTTTGCCCTGCGTCCGTTTGGCTATCGCGCCGTCTGGATTGGTTACGACCCGTCACACACCGGCGACAGCGCGGGCTGCGCCGTCGTGGCTCCGCCGCTGGTGGACGGGGGCAAATTCCGCGTATTGGAACGCCACCAGTGGAAGGGCATGGACTTTGCCGCCCAGGCGAAAAGCATTGAGGAGTTAACGAAGCGGTACTGCGTGGAATACATCGGCGTGGACGCCACCGGCATCGGTCAGGGTGTTTTCCAATTGGTACGGCAGTTCTTCCCCGCCGCGATGGAAATCCGCTACAGCCCCGAAACCAAAACGAAAATGGTGTTGAAAGCCAAAGACACCATCACGTCAGGCCGACTTGAATACGACACCAATCATAAAGACATCACCTCGTCGTTCATGGCTATTCGCAAAACCATGACCGCCAGCGGCAGCCGTTCCACCTACGAGGCCAGCCGCAGCGAGGAGGCCAGCCACGCGGATGTGGCCTGGGCAATCATGCACGCACTGCTTAACGAACCCCTGACCGCAGCGAACGGCGGCCAAAGCCCTAACATCCTGGAGTTTTATTAATATGAGTAAGCGCAAATTCCGCAAGCCGACACAAAACACAGTCACCGCAACAAACGCCCAGCATAACGGCGGTGCGGAAGCGTTCAGCTTTGGCGACCCGACGCCGGTGTTAGACCGCCGCGAAATTCTGGACTACATCGAATGTACGGGTAACGGCCAGTGGTATGAGCCGCCGGTCAGCTTTGACGGGTTGGCTCGCACGCTGCGCGCTGCGGTTCATCACAGCTCCTCGCTGTATGTGAAACGTAATATTCTGGCTTCAACGTTTATCCCGCACTCGTTGTTATCACAGCAGGAGTTCAGCCGGTTTGCCCTGGATTACCTGGTGTTTGGGAATGCGTTTTTAGAGGTGATCCGCAACCAGCTCGGCGACGCCGTGGTGATGAAAACCGTGCCTGCCAAATATGCACGGCGTGGCGTTGAGCCGGATACATACTGGTTTGTGCAGTATTGGAAAGAAGCGCATCAGTTCGAACCGGGAAGCGTGTTTCATTTGATTGAGCCGGACATTAATCAGGAGCTGTACGGCCTGCCGGAATATCTCAGCGCCCTGAACTCTGCCTGGCTGAATGAGGCTGCGACTCTGTTTCGCCGTAAGTATTACCAGAACGGCGCACACGCTGGATATATTCTATACATGACCGACGCGGCACAAAGCAGTTCGGACATCGATCAGATGCGTAAAGCGATGCGCGATACGAAAGGGCTGGGCAACTTCCGCAATCTTTTCATGTATGCGCCGAACGGCAAGC